CAGTTGCTACTTTGTATATGTCTGGATTAGTTCCATCATTTGCAGTTGCCATTAAAATAGCATCTCCTTTATCTGTAGCAGAAAAAGTATGAGAGTCTCCTGAACCAGATACATATTTAAATTCTACTGTGTAAGCACCTGATGTTGAATTTCTAATGTAAAACATTTTTTCTACATCTAAAGGAATTGTTACAGTAATGTTTCCAGTAATTGAACCTGTAAGCTCNATCATTGAATGTTGAGCTGTTCCAGTAGTNTTTCCATCTACGATTGTTAAAGNTGTAGNTNNTGCTCCACCANNAANTGNTTGTGNATTAAATCCACCAGTTAATTGTTCAAATAAAGATAAATTGTTATTAGTTTTTGTTCCCCATGTACCGGCGTTTTCACCAGTTGCCATTAGTTCTATACCGAGATCCGTATAAGTTGATGCCATAATTTTGTACTCCTAAGTAATGCTCTTTTTTTATTTTATTTTAAAGTTATTGTCAATAATATATTAAATTATTCCCCTGCAACCACTCGCGTATAATTAGCGTTTTGTGTAGCCGTTATTCGTTCATAGCCTAAAGGTGCAACACCTATTGGCGAAATACTAGCAGTTGCTGAAACTCCTGTCAAGCCCATAACATCTGCTGGTGTTAAAGAACCTGTTGATGAAGTCGCAGAAACTCCTGTTAATCCCATAACTTGATCTGAAGGATCTAGTGTTCCTGTTGATGAAGTTAATCCAAACCCTGTTGGAACTATTGTTGGATTAGATGTGATTTCAAGTAAACCATTTGCAGAAGTTAAAGATAGACCGGTTAGTCCGATTGCGTCCGCAGGTGTAATTGCTCCAACAGAAGAAGTTGATCCTATTCCTGTTAAAGCTACATTTATACTAAAGTCTATATTAACAGAGCCAACTGTTGATGTGGATCCTATTCCGCTTAAAGTAAATGTCGCATCAATTATATTTGTTAAAGATCCAACTGATGACGTTGTACTTAATCCTGTAAGACCCATTACATCTTCAGGAACTAAGAAATATTCACCACCCCAACCAGTTGTTGCAGAGTCCCAAGTTAAATCACCCCAAGCTGCATCTGTTCCACTATTAGATTGCATTTGAAGTCCAGTTAACTCAACTACAATTCCTGATTGACCCCAAGTTTCTGTACCCCAAGTATCTGAACCCCAACCTGTATTTATTTCTGTAAGAACTGTTGGAGATCCAGTAGATGAAGTAGAACTTAATCCTGTTAATGTAACAACAGGGTTATTACTTTCACCCCATGGTTGCTCACCATATTCAGATCTACCCCAACCTTGTAAAGCTCCTGCAATAGGAGTTCCAACAGATGAAGTTGCACTTACTCCAGTTAATGTAACTGTATTATCTGATAACTCACCCCATTCATTACTACCCCAACTTCTTCCACCCCATCCTGAACTTGCAAATGGTTCTAATGATCCAGTGCTAGAAGTAGCACTTACGCCAGTTACACTAACATCAACAGCATTTTGATCTCCATATTGATTTACGTTCCAAGGAAAAACTCCATACGTAGTAGGGTCTACGGTATTTGCTTGTCCGCCCATTCCTCCATGGTTTGTACAATAATAATAAAGAGTTGGTGCACTAGCAGCTACGACAATTTGCGTATAAGCTCCAGAGTCTCCTGGTGTGCCGCTAGAAGTTACACCAGTTGTATATTCTGTTCCACCTGCAGCGTCTGCTGCAGTTGCAAATCTTAAAGGGTGAGTACCATTTGTAGAATCTGATTGATCAAATTTATAAGTACCTGTTTCAGCTAAAGTTAATGTAGGTGTTTGTACACCATCAATAAAATATTTATTGCCGGAACCAGTTGATTGAACTGTGACTGTAAATGTTCGTGTCACCGACATAAGGAATTCCTCCTTATGCTATACGAATGATTGCGTTATCTGCGTCAGCTGTTGGAAATTGAATTGTAAAAGTTCCGCTTGTTACAGTTTTATCTGAACCAAATGCGATTGCACAAACTGCAGGATCACCAGTTGCTGAGTCATTAAAAATTAAACAACCATTAGCTGTGAAAGTAGCTGAAGTCCAAGATACGTCTGCAAAATCACAACAAGCTGTATCAGTTGATAAAGCTGGAGTTACACTTGTAAGTGCTTTTCCTTTTGCAGAATAAGCTGAACCTGATGTGTTAGAAATTTCGTTTGATGAACTGTATGCTGTTGTTGATTTATTTAAAGTTGCAGAGCTAGTGTATAAAGCTAAGTTAAAAGTATTTCCAGATGATGCTGTAAAATTATGTATACCTTGTAAAACTTCTGTTTTAAAGCTGTTACATATTGCCGATGTTATTGCCATAATATTTTTCTCCTAATTACTGAGGCGGTGACTCGATTGGAATTCTTATTGTACCATCCGTGTAATCGTCTCNTCTTCTTCTTCCAATTTGCATCGCTGCAAACTTTTGTAGTTCAGTTTTATACTTTTGCTCGTATAATGTCAACATATCTGTTGGACCTTTTAAAAAAGAATATGCCTCACATAAACAAGCATATAACAGCCCTTGAGGGAAGTATTGACTGACGTAAGTCCCAGAGGTATCTGTTTCTAAACTAGGTGGAATTTGATTATAATATATTCTAAATATGTAATTAGCGTCTGGTGTAGGGGCTAAATAAATAGATCCTGAAGTTGTTGAACTTGTGCCTGTTGCTCCTCCAAACATAGAATAATATTTAGGTTTTCCAGTAACATCTGCTCCTGATGTAGTAGATCCTTCTGGTCCAGTTAATCTTCCTACATACTCACTTAAAAAAGTTTGATCACGTCTTTCCAACCATGTACCGGCTTCAGTAGAATTAGTTGCATTAAATACTTCTACACCTCTTACAAATAAACATCCTGCCGGAACTCTAATATTGTTTACATCCGTTGCCATTGTACCTTGGTCCACGAATCTATCTGAATCCATAGGAAGATCATAAGCAATTCTATATTCTGCATTTTCTATAAATCTATTTAATATAGCAGAAGTAAATACATTAGCGTCTACTTCAGTGTAGTTTTTAATATCTGTTTGTAAGTTTGATAAATTGTATCCAGCCATAATTAAGCTCTATCATTAATCGGTCCAATTGTACATTGAAAACCGCCTCCTGTTTTAGTGCTTGTAGCATTAGATACTAATGGCACTGTTATAGAATTGTATTGTGTTTCAGTTGCTGGTTGAGCCCCTGTTTGTACTGTTGTTCCAATAGCAGTTGCTAAATAAGATCCAAAGACTTTTGCTCCGCTGCTATGTGTAGTTGCTGTAGTATTAGATGGAGTTACTCCTTTAAATGGTGCAGATGTTCCACGTGTACATCCTGTTAAATTATTACCAGCTTTTCCCGTATATTGAATTACTTCATTAAAATATTTTCCGTAATTAGCTGTGTTCGGAGTTGTATCAACTTTTTCTATCATAATAAAACCAGACGTTGGAAACTCAGTTGCATCTGTTAAAGTAATGGTTGCTACTGAATCACTTATATTTCCGTTTAGTGTAGTTTCTAATTGTAAAGTAGAAATAGCAACACCACCTACAGGTTCTTTAACAGATTGAAATCTAACATAAGTAGTTCCATTATTTATTTGATTTGATGGATAAGATATACTTAAAGTTCCAGATGCAGCAGTGGTTGTAAAAGGATTATTAGGTAAAATATCTTGCACAGGAAACTCAACTCGTGCAGGTCTTGCATGTTGTAAACCTTGTGGATCTGCTCCTACTGGATGTGGTTGTAATTGTGGTTGTTTAGGTTCAAATTCAGAAATATGTACCCAAGCACCTGTCCACTCTTGGACCATTTCTCTATATGGAAAAGCTGCACCTGACCTGTCAGATATTGCTAATGCTCTACTACCTTTTGCAAATCTAGCCATTATATATTTGGATAGTATGTCTTCGGAGTAATGTATGTGCTAGCTGCAGAACCATCTTCTGATAATGCTCTTGCTAACTCATCCTCGTACAACAACTTCATCTCCTGTGTTCTTTGTGGTGCAAACTTCATAGATAAATAA